AACAGAATGGTAGGGTTCGATGGTTAGAACAGCAAACTACAGCAATTAAATCTGTTGGTTCGTTTGTAGCCCTTGTATTCGGTTCATTAATCGGATGGTTATATAGAGGAGATGCGTAATGGAATGGATTCAAAGTCATTGGGTAAGTGTTGTAGGAACACTTGCTGTAATAGGTGGTGGCCTATACATACCCTTTGTAAGAGGGCTTGTAATTACAGGACTTAAAACTGTAGTTAGCGAAGCGGTATTAAAGAAAGTTGCTATTCAAATAATCGGAAAGCTAGTAAAATCAAGTAAGAATAAGTTGGATGATGTATGGTTTTCCGAGTTCAAAAAGAACGTGGAAGATGCCTAGGTTCAGCATAAAAAGTAAATCTAAACTTCATACCTGTCATGAAAATTTAATCGGATTATTCAATGAGGTTGTTAAACACTTTGACTGTACGATTATAGAAGGACATAGGGGTCAAAAGAAACAAGATGAAGCATATAATAAAGGAAATAGTAAAATCAAGTTCCCTTATGGTAAACATAATGCGTCTCCGAGTGTTGCTGTGGATGTTGCGCCGTACCCGATAGATTGGAATGACCGTGACAGATTTCACTACTTTGCAGGATACGTATTAGGAACAGCGAAGCAGATGGGTTTAAAGATAAGATGGGGCGGCGACTGGGATATGGATACGCAAACCAAAGATAACAAATTCGATGATTTAGTTCACTTCGAGTTAAAGAAATAATGCCTAAACAATATTTACAACTATCAAATTTCGCAGGCGGATTAAACACTAAGTTTGATGCTCGCGATATAAAAGACGATGAGATAACTAATGTTAGTAATTTACAGGTGTATAAGCCTGGTCAATTATTTTCATCAGCTCCTCACACACAAGTGACAACACTAGCTGGTACAGAACCTAGATTAGGGTACGGTATATTTCTTTTTAAATCTGATACACAGATAGATAATACGTCTGCACTAACAGAAATGTTAGCTTTAGCTGATACAACCAACAGTCAGATTGATATTATTTCTGACCCATTTGGCACTCCAGCAGCTACTTATGAGATTGACTTAGGTGGCACATCAGGTGGTAAATATATTTATTATTATGTAGATGGAGCATTAAGAACTGCCGACGCTAATGGTGGAGCAGACAATACCGCTAATTGGTACGGATTTGTTAAAAGAGGAAGTTCTGCTTTCGGCGGAGATATAGATGATTGGGAATCTAAAACAAATGACTTAGCAGCCCCAGTTGGGACGAATTGCGGCATAACAGATACTGGGTATGCCCCCACAGCTTCTAATAGCGGTGTTGGTTTTGATGTAGATTTAAGTGTATCCATAACTGACGATGATGGATTGTGGGAAGCGACTACTTATGAATTTGCTCAATCTTTCGTTTATGAAGGAGACCAAGAATCATTATTAACAACTTATCCTGAAACAGTAACTCTTTCCGTTAATAATTACTTTGAAAATGTTTATGTTGGGTTGAAATCAGCTTTCAATGAGAGAATAAAAGGTGGGAGAGTCTATATACGTAAACAGGGAAGTAATGATTTATGGACTTTATTTCTTGATATAGATTTTGAACGTGGTGTACGCAAAGATTTTGGGGCTCAGGATTATCATGGATTTAGCGCTACGAGTGGAGCTGCGTATAGTCATACATCTTTTACCGATGCGACTTGCGATTATAATAATGACCCTACAATAGCACATGATGATGATGATGGAGCAATAAAATCTGGAATGTGGGTTACTGGTACTGGTATACCAACAGGTTCAACTGTTTCTTCTGTCACTAGTGATACAGAATTTGAACTTTCTGCTTCAACGACTGGAGGAGCTGAGACTGATGAAACTTTAACATTTCATTCAGGATTTACTATAAAAGGGCCAAGTATTGATACTTACGAATCAATTAATGGGTTTAGTCCTGATATTGGTCAAATATCTTTTGGTCAAACGAATGGATTATTCTATAAAACTGTTACTGTTTGCAATATGAGAACATTTGTCGCTCATGTAAACTATTATAAATCGACTGGTTCTTCTGAAATTAAATTGATGCCAGATAGAATATTATATACTCCACCTGGCAAATATGATACGTTTCCACCAAATCAGTTCATTGATATTGGTATAAATGATGGTGAAGATTTTACTGCTTTGGAATCTTTTGGAACGAAACTATTAGCTTTTAAAAATAGTACATTATACATAATAGATGTAACTTCTCCTGACGATATGGAATGGTTTTTAGAATCGACTCATAATGGACTTGGTGTTGATAAACCAGCTGCTGTTATTAGAACAGAGTTTGGTATTTGCTGGGCCAGAAAAACTGGTATATACGCATGGTCTCCATCTCAGGGTATAGTAGAACTGTCAGCTAAGTTAGATAAAAATCTATCCCCTATGACTGACATAACAGACCCGGTTATTGGGTATTATCCTCAAGATTCACATCTATTGATTATTCAAAATTGTGGAGCTGCTTCAGATGCTTTGATATATGATTTTACAACTAAGTCTTTTACAGAACTTGGTTCTTATACATCTGCTGCTATTAGTAATATTCAAAATGATGTAGATAATACAATATTTTCTTTAGGGACAAGTATAAGAACATATTCATCAGCTCAGGGTTCTACTGCTTGGATATTGGAAACAAAAGATTTTGACTTCGGCAATCCTGGGGTATTAAAACGTCCATTGAAACTTATTGTAAGTTATTCTACATCCTCTGGAGTTACAGTTACTTCAAATTATTATAAGGATGGAGATGGTGCACCAGACGGTTTAAATTCATCAACATGGGCAACAGCTTCTAATGGTGGAGTAAAAGTTATAGATTTGAAAGGTATAGGTTCTGTTGCTAGTCTTAAATTTAAATTTACCGCTACTGGTAATTATCAAATTAATGATATGACAATAGTTTATAGAACAATAGGTAAATCACCATCTACTGGACAAAATTAATATGCTGCCTATAGTTAATACCAATAGAATGTCAGCCCAAGACCGTAAGAAAGCAACAAATGACCAACACAGTCGAAACAAAAACCGTGTTGGAGGATGGCAAACAACGCCATCAGGGATGAAAGCTGGTACTTTGCAGATTGTTTCATCTGGTGGTGGTGAAAAGATTAGAATATATAATAGAATTATGGCTACTTCAGTTAAATTAAATGAAGGATTAGATGCTACTGAAACAGATATTAATCTTACAGTTGGAGGAGCTAGTAAATTTAAAATTGGTGATATGATTAGAATTGATGCTGAGCATATGCGAGTACAGGGTCAATCGTCAACAAATAATATAGTTGTTAAAAGGGGGGCTGACAATACCTACGCTACTACTCATGGTAATAATAGTCAGATTATATACAAAGTTAATGCAAAAACGCCAACAAGATATAGTGAGCTGTCATCTGAAACATTATCTTTTACAAAGGATGGTTCAACATTTAATTATCCAAAACAAATGCAATTTATACCATCATCATTTTTAACATTTGGTTCATCTTTTGATTTTACAAATGCTGGTTTTATAGATTATGACGATAGTGAATATGATGTAATATTTATATTGAAAGATATGCAAATTTACAATTCAGCTGATACTGGTCAAGACCAATCTGTACAATTTTCAGCTGCGAATAAGTCAGCTACCGGGTTTACACCTATTGCAAAAATATATGTTGGTGGGGTATTAACTACTACAGATATAACGTCTTTTGATGATGCTAACGCTGTGTTTGGGGAGACTACATTATCTACGCCAAATTACAGTACAGCAAAAACAAGTGCTGACGCATTTGATGATGCAGCTAATTCTGTTACTGACGCTGATGCTGTAATATCTTTAAGTGTTACATATACTATTACATATTCGGCTGTAAAGGGTAGTGGAGATTTACTTGTTGATGGTTATATAAGAGCTGGAACATCTGATGGTTCAACTGCTTTTAATTCATCTTTGTATCAGCAATCTTTTTTTGGTGATACCAGAGAATCGTCTGAGGGGGATGGCTCAAATACATATACTACTAGTTTCGATTTTGGTGGTGATTTAGGAGACCCTGCTAGAGTTGTATTAACAGTAACAGATTATACTCAGTTTGGGGCTACAGCTACAATGAGTATATCTATTGATAAAATTTCATACGTTACAGCTAGTGGCACAACACGTTCTGTGACAGGAGCAAATAAGGCAGACGCTATTGTAATAGCGCGATAAGGAGAATATTATGGCAAGATACAACCCAATGCAATCAGTAAGAGCCCTAAGCGGG